GAAAACGAATACAGAGATTGGGATTACGATACCAATTTCTCTAAAGCTGATTACGACAATGGCAAGGTGAAAGACTTTGATCTTTTACATAATACATATTGTGTATGGGAAGAAGATGATCTTGATGACAATAATAGTTATTGGGACGGCGATAGGTTGATATCAGTTTATAGTGTTCAAGATATCGACCAAGAAACCCTAGATATTCTAAGGAGATATGTCTAATGAGTAATATCAATACAATCATTTATGAAATGCTTACTGAATCTACAGGTACGCATATGCTAGATAGTGGCGGTGATAACAACCGCCATTGGCAACGCAATCAACAAAAGTCTTTAGAGGACTTTGAGAATGAGCCTAGAATGATCTTATTAGATGAAGATACGGATTATCCTTATTATGTAAAATCTACTTTTCATCATTTAATAGATTCTTGTACTTATTTTCCGCAAGAACAACAAAAACTTATAGATTGGGTGAATGAGGACAAATATCACTATTCTGATAATCCTGAAGGGAGATCATTAAGTTGTACGGAAGATGTAGAAAAATATATGCAGGACACATTTTATAATGATAAGCATATTTTATATCTTCAAAGAGGTACGGAAGTGACTAATACTTTTAATCACGAATGTAGCCTTGATCAAACACTTCAATATATAACGATAGGTGATACTTACGAATGCGATATTATTGCTTTATCTATTCATAACGGGGCAGATGTTAGAGGTGGATATACTGACTATAAGATATTCAAAATAGATGCAGATTTATTTTATTCTTGGTATGAGGAATATGATGAGGATAATTTGGTCAATTTTTAACTGTATCTCCGTTGCAGTTAGGGGCTACTTAGGTAGCCCTTTTTTTTACCTACTGTCCCCAACAAAATTATATAGACTTCTTTAATAGGGTGATTAATAGCATTTCCCTTGTTAATCGGCTTTCCCTTTTAAAAATTTGATCAAGTCGGGACTATATAAAGTCGGGATTATATAAAGTCGGGGTTATATATGTTGAATTGTATAAAAATAGTAAAGTCGGGATAGTCGGGAGTCGGGATAAATAAAAGGAATGTATATAAAAAGTTAAAATTTTAAAAAAATATATATAAGCAATTTAAATTTAACTTGTTACCTTGGATACAAAGTGTATAATTAGGTTATAACTTAACGGAGAATTAAATTATGAATAGTATGACTTTAAATCAAGCTAAACAAAATGTGCTTGATATGAATAATGAAACGCTGGAAAACTTTGTAAACCAGAGGAAAGACAGCGAAAGCGAACTAGCCATATTTGCAAGAAGTGAATTAGCTAACCGGAAAGGATTAAAAAGCTGGCAAGATGGCAGCTTAATAAATACTGACGCGATTAATAAGCTATCTCTAAAGGATCTAAACAGAGTAGCTAAAATTTTAGAGGGGGTAAAGTAATGAAGTCTTACCCTATCTGGAATATTATTACCGCGTGCATCTATAAAGGATCTAAATCCTACGGGGTCAAAGAAACGGGCGAAGTTGAAGTAAGAATAGGAACAAGCGCGAGCAATTCATATACATTCTTAAGACATTCGACAACGCATCGCCAATTAGATAATGGCGATAGAGAATATCGTTTTTATATTGACGGGAAATGCGTCCGCCGGGCCCTACTAAAAAAGGGTGCAAATAAAATTGAATACTTGCAACCAGACTATATAAGCGTAAGTACAAAATATCAAAGCCTTTATTTGCCAGAAAAAACCGCTTAATCTCTCTATCTCCGAGAGTGCCCCCGCTTGTCGGGGGTTTTTTTTGTCTGTCGGGTGTCGGGGTCGGGATATAAAAAAAGCATATAAGCAAAGCCAACATTATATATATTATTAATATATGATACTGGATCCAAACTGGTTGAGCTCAATTAAAAAACCCCTTTAATTTCTACAAAATGTATCAAATTGATGTAAAATTTACTTACTGGCGCAATAAAGCGGCAGCATTTACGGGGGCTCTGCCCCCGAGGAGATAAAAAGTATGCTAGAAGTAGACTTTAGAGATTGCTCGGAAGAGTGCAAAGAAAAGCTGAATGAGTTCCAGTTCTATATTGGTTCTTACATGATGGCGATTGGTATCGGTGAAATCACCGAGAAAAATGTAAATGAAGTATATGCAAGATTGCTTATTCTTCACACATCATCTGATGTTCACTTAGAGGGCGAGCCTTGGATGACTTACGATATGGTTAAGCTGCTCATTGGCGCTAAGTTCAACGTGGCTTATGAGAAAGCATCCGTATGGTCCACAAGAATGTATATGTGCGTTCTTAGAGAAGTTGAGAGAAATCTTGGTAATCAAAAAGAGGTGGCGTAATGGATAAGGTAAAAATAGCTTTAATGAATGGCGATGTCGTAGAGTGCTACGACATCAAGCCTAGAATATTCAACACTTACTTGATTGATGATCTTGACATGCCAGCGACCAGGGCGAAGAGTTTAGGCGAGGCTGTTAGCGATCTTCATTATGCACTTAGTTATTGCGACTCTTGGCATGCCAAGAAGCTAACCAAAATGACTGTCGGCGAATTGGTTAACATCTTCGGTAAATGCGAAGAGTTCAGACATGACTTTGATGAGGGGGGTAGAGAAAATGACAGATCATAATTATGGTAGGTATAGAAATAAAGTTTCAGCGATCAATCAGATCGCTGAGCTTGTAGCAACCATTGAGGATATTGATTTCAGATTTGAGGAATCAAAGATTAAAGGCATGTCTGAATTTGTTGATCTGTTGGTCGAAATTCTAGCTCAATTTGATATAGAAATTTCAGACCAGTACAGACGCATGGATCCCGAAGTCGCAAAAGAATTTATATCTAAATGTGGTTTTGGTTTTGCCGATCATGGCGGACTGTACTATCAGGATACTCATACTTACGATTGCCACACTTTTAAGTGGGTGCGAGATGAATAGACCTTGGAGAGAGTATAGCTACTGGGAGGGCAACATCTGTACGTGTGGATCCGGCAAGGAAACCAGCGTCTGCAAAGATGCTCAAGGCGATTACGTTGCTAGTTTCTGCGACGATTGCGAAGATTATAGACTATCAGGATATAGTCCTGACATTTGGAAAAGGGGGTACAGGTATGAAGAATTAGAATGGTAGTTAGGTCCAACTGGATCGAGGGGGCAATATGCCCCCTTTTTTTTACGAATTACTGCAATTTGTCAGCTCACAAAACTTAAACTTTGCGTAATTAAATCTTTTTTTTGGTCGGGTTAGTCGGGTCGGGTCATATTATTTGCTCTAGCTTGTTATTAATAAATAGATCTAAATAGAAAATATTGATTTATCTTCCTGATGCACTGGGTCTATACCTTAAGGAAAAGACACCCTTAGGTCCGGGGGATCCGGGACTCTTTTCTCTGAAAAAAACAAAAATGAGCTCATTTTGTAAAAGAAAGCGGGCCCCCAAAATAAAAACTAGGTACTTAGCAACAGGTTATATGACAATAATACACATACTAATTCTGGTATTTTTCAACTTTTGAATCTTTGCTTGTAAAGGATCCCTTAGTCGGCTATTATTTCTACAAGCGAGTAAGGTATTTAGCACTTCGTTCATACTATCTTCTCCAAGACTTTTGCTTTGCTCGCTTACTAAAAAATATATGTAGGAAAAAAATATGGGCTTATTTAGTAAATTAAGAAGAGGAAAAGGTAAAGTTAAATTTTCAGATAATTTTTTTTATAATCCTCGAAGAGAAAAATTAAGAGCATTTTTTGACAAAAAAATCCAAGCAGATTTAGCAAGAGCTCGAAAAAACCCACTTGGCTTGGGCGCACTTCTACCAAGTGTTCAAAACAAGGTACCCTTGGCGCCAGTTTTTGCTGGTATGCCGATGCCTCAAATGGTAGGTCAACCCAGCATATTTCCGCAACCGATTCCTAGAGTCCCAGTCGAGGAAAATATTTCTCAAATTTCTACCCCTGGCTTTGCGATGCGTGACATGCAAATGAATATGATGGAACCAAGAATGATGATGGCAGATGGAGATGTTGCGCTTTCAGAAGAAGCTGCAACTGATAGTTTAGATAGTTTCTTAAATGCTGATCCAGAGCAAGTTGAATTTGGAATGGAGTCCAGACTTAGGAATGTAACTTTAGAAATGATGGATGCTTTGAGCAGAGGCGATCTTGATGCAGTTAAAAAACTTGAAGCAGAAAAAATAATGCTTGAAAAAATGCTTAGAGATAAAAAAATGCCTAAATACGGACCTCCTCCGCGAAGACCAGAAGGTATGGCATTTGGAGATGTTCCTTTGTCAGAGGATGATATCGGAAATATAGAAATGTTAGCAGATATGTTTGTTGATCAAAAAGGTAACGTTTTAGGAAAACCAAATAGCGAATATGGTTCATTTTTAATTTCTAAGCTAACTAAAAAGCTAGGACAAGAAAAATTTAATAAAATTATTGCCGATAAAGTTAATGAAGTTAAGGCAATAAAAAGTCAAGATTACGCAGAATTTTTATCTTCTGCCCCAGAAGCTGCTAATTTGCTTAAAGAATTTAAGGTCCTTCAATCGGTTAGAGGCTACGAAGATGGCGACGAAGTAAACGTCGATAAACTCCCTAAAGGTTTAAAAGCGATGTATGAATCTGGACCTAAAGGCAGAGAAGGGGTCAAAAATATTGCAGCTAAAACCGATAAATTTGCCGAAGGCGACGAAGTCAGTATGATGATGATGGAAATGGATCAACCGTCTGAAATGCCAGAAGAAGGTATGGAAGACATTGATATGCTAATGGACGAAGTTGCAGATGTTGCGCCCGCCGCGCAGATGCTCGACCAATATGTCAATATGGTTATCGAAATGGTTCAAGCCGGAGCAAGTGAAGCAGAAATTATTCAAATGTTACAAGAAGCCGGTCTTGATGAAGCGGATATCAACGCAGTTTTTCAAGCCGTTATTGAGGCGTTAGAGGGACCAAGTATTGATTCTGAGCTAGCCGCTCTCGGCTAAAATGCAAGATATTGATAAGGCTATAGAAGAACTAAACGTTCTTGGTCCTATCTCCGACGATCCTTTATATGCAATCAGTATGGCGGTTTTTGGCCCAACCGGTAAATTAAAACTTGCCGAACTTGCTAGCGACCTAGCCAAACATTCAAGAGTCAAATCCTTAATTAATTCTGGAACTGCTGGAGATCGAGCAGAAGCAAAAAGAATTTATCAAACAATTAAAATTAAAGATGAAAGTAAAGCCAACGAGCTTTATACCAATATGTTAAATGAAGGCAAAAAGATTGTCGGAACCGAAGATATTGCCAAGATGGCTAAAGAGTACGGTTTTAAAATAAAGTAAAAAGTATGGACCTGTCACATTTGACAGAATCAGAGCTCAAAGAAGCTCTGCTGTTAGTAGAGAAACAACAAGGCTTCGCCGTTCAGGAGGAGTGTCAACAATCGTTTTTAAAATACATCAATCAGATGTGGCCCGAGTTTATCTGCGGTCGCCATCATCAAATCTTTGCCGAGAAACTTGAACAGGTTGCGCAAGGCAAACTTAATCGTTTGATTATCAACATGCCACCTCGTCATACCAAGTCTGAATTTGCGTCAACGTATTTTCCGTCTTGGATAATGGGCTTAAAACCTAAGATGAAGATAATGCAGACCACCCATACCGGCGAACTAGCAGTTAGGTTTGGTAGGAAAGTTAGAAACTTGATGGAGCAAAAAGAATATAAGCAAGTATTTCCAGATGTAAAGCTGCAAGCCGATAACAAATCAGCCGGTCGTTGGGAGACTAATAAGGGGGGCGAATACTTTGCAGCGGGTGTTGGCGGAGCCGTAACCGGAAGGGGTGCGGATTTATTGATTATTGATGACCCGCATTCAGAACAAGATGCGCTATCGCCGAATGCGTTGGAGAGTGCTTATGAATGGTACACCTCTGGCCCTCGTCAGCGTTTGCAACCCAAAGGTGCGATTGTCATTGTAATGACGCGTTGGTCTTCAATCGACTTGACCGCCAAATTACTTGAAGCGCAAAAAGAACCTTTGGCAGATCAATGGGAAGTAATAGAGTTTCCTGCTATTTTCCCCGATACCGAAAAACCTTTATGGCCTGAGTTTTGGTCGCAAGATGAATTGTTAAAGGTTAAGGCTTCATTGCCTGGCATGAAATGGAATGCTCAGTGGATGCAACAACCAACTGCTGAAGAGGGATCAATCATCAAACGTGAGTGGTGGCAAAGGTGGGAAAATGATTCTTTGCCCGGCGTAAAATATATTATGCAAAGTTACGATACTGCGTTTTCTAAAAAGCAAACTGCGGACTATTCTGCGATTTCAACTTGGGGTGTATTTAAGCCAACCGAAGATTCACCCGACTGTATTATCTTATTGGATTCGCAAAAAGGTCGCTGGGACTTTCCAGAACTCAAAGAAATCGCGATGCGCGAATACCAATATTGGCAATCGGATATGGTTTTGATTGAAGCAAAAGCATCCGGAACTCCGTTGACGCATGAACTGCGGCGGATGGGAATACCGGTGGTTAATTATTCGCCAACGCGTGGCCATGATAAACATTCAAGAATGCACTCGGTTGCGCCGATATTTGAAGCCGGTATGGTTTGGGCACCCAATCGTATGTTTGCAGAAGATATGATTGAAGAATGTGCTGCATTTCCATTTGGAGCTAATGACGATTTATGTGATACTATGACCCAAGCGTTAATGCGATTCCGCGAAGGTGGATTTGTTTACTTAGATAGCGATTACGAAGACGAAGAACGCGAACCAAGAAAGAGGGTTTATTACTAATGGCAATTGAAAGACAGGTACCCGATCCAGCGCAAACAGCTGAGCCCGTACAAGATTTAACAACCGAAAGATCAGCCGATGATCTTGATGAACAAATTATTGAAGTTTTAGAAGGTCTAGACGAAGAAGGCATTCAAGTACAAGAGGACGGTTCTGTCATCTTGGGAGAGCCTGAAGTCGAAATGCCTGGACTAGGTTTTGGAGAAAACTTAGCCGAAGTCGTTTCTGAGAATGAACTTGACAAAATATATGTTGAGTTGATGTCTGCAATTGAAAACGACAAGTCTGCTCGCGAAGACTGGGAGAAAACTTATACCGATGGATTGAAATACCTAGGTATGAAATTTGATGACGAAAGATCAGAGCCGTTTGAAGGAGCGAGTGGCGTGATCCATCCTTTGCTTGGAGAGAGTGTCACTCAATTCCAAGCGCAAGCTTATAAAGAATTATTGCCACCTCAAGGCCCTGTTAAAACTCAGGTCGTAGGTGAATACAATTCAGCGGTCGAAGAACAAGCGCAACGCGTAAAAGAATTTATGAATTATCAGATTACTCACGTTATGGAAGAGTATGACGAAGATTTAGATCAAATGCTTTTTTATCTGCCCCTTGCAGGAAGTGCATTTAAGAAAGTTTATTATGATGAAAATCTAGGCAGAGCAGTTTCTAAGTTTGTAGCCCCAGAAGATTTAATCGTTCCTTACTACACTACAGATTTAGAAAACTGTCCTAGAATTACGCATCTAATTAAAATGCCTGAAAATGAAGTTAAAAAACTTCAAGCGATTGGTTTTTACAGAAACGTAAAAGTTGATACCGGCGATGATAGTACTGTTGATGCTGGATTAGAAAGCGAACAAGAAAAACTAGAAGGCATAAAACCATCATATGATACCGGTGAAGTATGCAATCTTTACGAGATTCATTGCAACTTAGACCTCGAAGGTTTTGAGGATACTGATGAAGACGGTGACTTTACTGAAGTCAAACTGCCTTACATCGTAACTATTGATACCAATTCAGACAACATTCTTTCAATCAGAAGAAACTTTGCTGAAGACGATCCAATGAAAAACAAAATTGAATATTTTGTTCACTTTAAATTTTTGCCTGGACTAGGTTTTTACGGATTCGGTTTAACGCATATGATTGGCGGCTTATCAAAAGCCTCAACTTCAATTGTTAGACAATTGATTGATGCTGGAACTTTATCAAACTTACCCGCTGGTTTTAAAACTAGAGGTATTAGAATTAGAGATGAAGATTCTCCGATTCAACCGGGTGAGTTCAGAGATGTAGATGCTCCAGCAGGAAGTCTTAGAGATGCAATTCAACCGTTGCCGTTCAAAGAGCCAAGCGGAACCTTATTAAATTTATTAGGATTATTGGTTCAATCAGGACAACGTTTTGCTTCAATCGCTGAAATTAATGTAGGCGAAGGTAACGCTCAAGCTCCAGTTGGAACCACGTTAGCCTTACTAGAAAGGTCAACCAAAGTTTTATCTGCGATTCATAAACGATTACATTCAGCACAGAAAAAAGAATTTGATTTGCTTGCAGATATTTTTGCTAAAAGTCTTCCAGATGTTTATCCGTATGCGATAGCTGGTGGAATGATGCAAGTCAAACAAGCTGACTTTGATGAAAGGGTGGATGTATTCCCTGTATCAAACCCAGATATTTTTTCAACCAGCCAAAGAATTGTAATGGCTCAAGAAATGATGCAGTTGGTTCAATCCAATCCGCAGATACATGGGCCTAACGGTGTGTATGAAGCTTATCGAAGAATGTATGCTTCTTTGGGCGTGGATAATATTGACGCTTTATTGGTACCACCCCCTGATACAGAGCCTAAGCCTATTGAGGCTGGTTTTGAAAACTCTGTATTACTAGCAGGTGGAGTAGCGCAAGCATTCCCAGAACAAGACCATGATGCTCATATAGCGGTTCATGTTAATTTATTAAACATGCAGCCGGTCCAAATGAATGCTCAGGTACAAGCTAACATCTATGCACACATTATGCAGCATTTGCAAATGAAGGCTGATATTATTGCGCAACAACAAATGCCGCCTGAAGCTTTACAACAGTATCAAGGTTTGTTGCAACAAAGCCAAGCGGTTAGCCCTGTTGAAGCTAGCCAGATGACTCAACAAGCAAATTCTATTTTGGCTCAGTTTAGTGCGCCGATTATGAACGAATTAATGATGCAGTTTTCTCAACAGGTAGCTGCTCCACCGCAAGAGGATCCTTTAGTATCTATTAGAAAACAAGAGCTAGCTCTAAAAGGTCAAGAGTTACAACAAGACAGAGAGCAGTTTGCAGTTAAAGAACAAATTAGAGCTGAAGAAAAAGCAAGACAAGATCAAATAGATCGAGAAAGAATTGACGCGCAACGAGATATCGCTAGAATGAGAGATGGTACTGCTCAAGATAGACTTGATCAGCAAAAAGAACTAAAATTAATCGACTTAGGATTAAACCAACTTAATTAAATAACAAAATGATAAAAAGAACTGAAATCAAAGATTTAGAAACTCCTAAAATATTGAAAAAGCAACCTTATACTAATAAAGGTAATGTTGCTTTTAACGATATGAAGAACGTAAGCGCTGACGCTACACCTAAGCCAGGAATGGGTAAAGGTAAAGCAAGGGGTGTGGGCGCAGCTGAGTTCGGCGGTAAGTTTTCTGGCGTTTATTAATGTCAGTTATTTGGATAGCTGACCAACTTAAAAAACAGCTAAAGGAGAAGAAGGAAGATATTAACGCTCAGTTATTAAACGGCGTTAAATCTTTTGAAGATTATCAATATTTACGTGGTCGCTACAATTCTCTCGACGACGTAGAAAATGAACTTAGAGAATTGCTAAAAAGGATAGTTGAAGATGACGGAGAAGATATTAGTCCCTGATCACGTAGCGGCAGAAGTCGAAGCGGAAGCTAAAAAAGAAACAGCAAAAGAATCTGAAACAGATACTGCTTTTGTTAATCCAGAAGATAGAGTCCTTGATCCGACTCTAATGTCAAAATCACTTGTAGAACGAATGCCTAATCCTGCGGGATGGCGGATGTTAATCCTTCCATATAAAGGAAGAGGTGTTTCTAAAGGTGGTATTACCCTAGTAAAAGATACAGTTGACAGAGAAGCGCTAGCTTCAGTTGTTGCGTATGTGGTAAAAATGGGCCCGCTTTGTTATAAAGACAAAGACAAGTTTGGTGACATCCCTTGGTGTGAGGAAAAACAATGGGTGCTTATAGGAAGGTATGCAGGAGCTCGCTTTAAATTAGGCGATGATGCTGAATGCCGAATAATTAACGATGATGAAGTTATCGCTACGATCTCTGATCCCGATGACATTGTCACGCTGTAACGTGAGGAAATCATGCAAGAAGAAGAAAAAAACTTAGTAGAAGAACAAGTAGAAGATGGTGAGGTTGTCGAAGTTGAAATGCCTGAAGAGGAAGCAGATGAATCGGCACCTGTAGAAGATGTTTCTGAAGAGGAGCAAGCAAAGGACGAAGACAAGGACGAATTAGAAAATTATTCTAAAAACGTTCAAAAGCGGATTGCTACGCTTACTAAAAAAATGCGCGAGCAGGAACGAGCTGCTCAATCAGCGTATGAATACGCAAGATCTTTGCAAGAAGAAAATAATAATTTAAAAACCTCTAACTCAGAGGCTCATCAAAATTATTATTCTGAAGCAGAGAACAGATTAAAGTCGCAAAGAGCTCAAGCAAATTCAGTTTTGAAATCAGCTTATCAAGAACAAGATTGGGACAAAGTAACAAAAGCCCAAGAAATACTAGATAAGATTACGGTTGAAGAAAGCAAATTGGTTAATACTAAAATGAAGGTTGAGGAAGCTCCTCGAACCCCTGTTTCAGTTCAAGACTTTCAACAACAATACCAACAACCAGCTCAACAAGCAGCTCCTGATCCTGATCCTGCAGCGCAGGATTGGGCAGAAAAAAACAAGTGGTTTGGTGAAGATGAAACCATGACGTTAGCTGCTTTTAATATTCATCGCAAATTAATTGAAGAAGAAGGGTTTGATCCTGCGGACTCAATGTATTATGATGAAATAGATAAACGTATCAGAGTTGAGTTTCCTCACAAGTTTGAAGACGGTGGGGAAGTCAAACCGAAACAGAAGATGCAACAAACTGTTGCCCCGGCTGTAAGGTCTGAAGGCTCTGGACGCAAACGACAAGTTAGACTTACCAAAAGCGAAGTTGAAATGGCGCGTCGTTTGAATGTACCGGTTCAAGAATACGCTAAACATATTAAAAGGTAAGAAACTATGACAAAAGAGAACAAAAAAACAAACAACAGAACACCACGTTCTGCAGATACTCGAGCTGATATGAACGCTCGCAAACCTTGGCGTCCCCCATCTATGTTGGAGACTCCACCAGCACCTGAAGGTTATTCCTACAGGTGGATAAGAGCCGAAATTGTCGGTCAGGAAGATAAGAAAAATGTTATGTCAAGATTACGTGAAGGCTTTGAGCTAGTGCGTAAAGAAGAGATAGGAGATTTCGAGCTTCCAACGATGGACGATGGAAAGCACGCTGGTGTAGTAGCCGTGGGTGGTTTGCTTTTGGCTAAGATTCCCAATGAAACGCGTGATGAAAGAAACGCCTACTATTCTGATCGTGCGCAATCCCAACAGGATGCAATTGATAATGATTTGATGAAGGAATCTGACCCGTCTTCTCCGATATTAAAACCTCAGAGAAGTTCAAGCGTTACTTTTGGTGGTGGCAAAAGAGATTAATTTTTTGCTGCTTAAAACAACTTTTTAGATAAAGGTAAAATTATGGCTAATAAAAATGCACCTTTCGGTCTAAGACCAGTTGGCGAATTAGGTTCGAGTTATAACACAAGCGGAACAACCGAATACTCAATTGCCTCTGGCGCGTCCGGAAACATTTTTTCAGGCGACCTAGTAAAAATGGCTAACACAGGTACTATTCTAGTAGCTGCTGCTGGCGATCAAGCGCTAGGTGTCTTTAGGGGATGTAAATATACCGACTCAAATGGCGATGTAATCTATTCAGCTTACTGGCCAAACGGTACTGTTTCATCAGATGCGGTGGCATTCGTAGTTGACGACCCAAATGCCTTGTTTGAAGTCCAAAGTGCTGCTACTGGCTCAGTTGTTCAAACTGTAGTTGGTAACAACGCTGATATTGTTTATTCAACTGGATCAACTCAAACTGGTATTTCTGCTGTTAAAATCAGCGGAACAACTGCAGCAACTTCAGCACAATTAAGAATTGTTGGTTTTTCAGGAGATCCTGACAACAATGCTTTAGGTACTGGAACGTTGTCTACAAACGTTAACATGATTGTCAAAATTAACGAGCACTTCTATGCTCAAACTACAGGAGTCTAATCATGGCAATTAATCGTTCACAATTAGCAAAGGAACTCGAGCCTGGTTTGAATGCCTTGTTTGGCATGGAATACGCTAGGTACGATAACGAACATGCAGAAATCTTTGATACTGAAACTTCAGATAGAGCTTTTGAAGAAGAGGTACTAATCGTTGGCTTTGGGAATGCCCAAACTAAAGCTGAAGGATCTGGTGTTGCATTTGATAATGCAACTGAAGGATATACTTCAAGATACAGCCACGAAACAGTTGCTCTTGCTTTTGCTCTAACAGAAGAAGCTGTTGAAGACAATCTGTACGACAGACTTGGTTCAAGGTATACAAAAGCCTTGGCTAGATCTATGGCAAATACAAAGCAGATTAAAGCTGCTTCAGTATTAAATAACGCGTTTAGTAGCAGCCATACAGGCGGCGACGGTCAACCTCTTGTTTCTAGCTCTCACCCTCTCGGTGGCGGCGGAACTGCAAGTAACAGACCATCAACTTATACTGACCTTAATGAAACTTCATTAGAAGATGCTCTTATTTCTATCTCAACTTTTACTGATGACAGAAATTTAGCAATTGCATTGCAAGGTACAAAGTTGATTGTTCCACCTCAGTTGCAATTTGTTGCTGACAGATTACTAGAAACTCCTGGAAGAGTTAGTACATCTGACAACGACATCAACGCTATTAAGAATATGGGCATGGTTCCTGAAGGATACGTGGTTAACCACTATCTAACAGATACTGACGCTTGGTTCTTAAAAACTGATTGTCCTGACGGATTTAAACATTTCCAAAGAAGCCCAATGCAAACTGCACTAGAAGGTGATTTTGATACTGGTAATATGAGATATAAAGCCAGAGAAAGATACAGCTTCGGATTCTCCAACTGGAGAGCAGTATTTGCATCTCAAGGTGCTTAATACCCGTTACTCGGGGTGGGTTGTTTAAACCTACTGAAAGGGAGCTTAGGCTCCCTTTCTTTTTTGTAAAATAAATTTACAAAAAGGTACCTTAAATAAGATTCTTATTGTAGAATCTCAGTAAACCAATTATAAATACTATGAATACTGGTTTACATTCGAGTTTATCTTTAGCAAACTCACCCTGCACTGGTCGTTGTACTACGTCTATGGCCCCCTTTGACGAAAGATGTCAAGGATGCGGCAGAAATATTGAACAAATACGCGATTGGGAGTCATATTCTGACTATGATAAGAAAATAGTTAATGTAAAAAACTGGCTAGAAGGTTATGATATAAGGCAGAAAATTGAGGCAGAAATGAGTTCAAAAGATCCCAAAAAAATACAAAATATTCAAGGCAGAATGACTACTGTTATTTCTTTGGTAGAGATGATAGGTCAAGATATGTTAGATGAGTTTGGTAAAGACCCATCAATAAAAGAATCTTATCAAGCTTTATTTAGCTGTAGAGAGCAAATACTCAAGTCAAAAGAAAACTTCCCTCAAGACTGCTAAAGTAGTATAGTTATCTAAACCGAGGTAACTTGTTGCTCCAACTGACTCGGCAGACTTACTCCAAAGATGGCGCAACTAATTTAGCAGGAGAAAACAATGGCTAAATCAACTTTTTCAGGTCCAGTCAAATCTTTGGCAGGATTTATTTCAGCAGGGACTAACGCAACCGTAAGTCTTACAGCTGACACATCCTTAACTGTAGACGCACATGCAGGTAAGATACTTCTATGTAATGACGCTGATGGTAAATTTACATTACCCTCAATTGTCACTACTACACCAAGCGATCCAACAGATCCAAATCAAACCAATAATTTAGGTGCATCATTCACCTTTGTTATTGTTACCGCAGCTACTGATTTAGATATCAAAACAGACGGTACTGATAAGTTTGTTGGTGGTCTATATACTGGTGTTAACAACGCAACAGGTAAAACCTTTATTTCAGGTGCATCTAATGACGTTATTACACTTAACGGATCAACCAAAGGCGGATTAGCAGGAAGTATTATTAAAGTTCACGCTATAGCAAGCGCTAAGTATGCTGTAGAAGGAATCACTTTAGGTTCAGGAACTCTAGTAACTCCATTTGCTGACGCTTAATATTAGGAGATAATTATGGCAGGTAGAATTGTAGGATCAGATGTAAAGACAGCTACAACCACTTCTTCTGCTACCGGTGGTGCAGTTTTGCAAAACGGTAGAGCAAGATTAAGAGGATACATCATAGCTGGCGGATCTTCTGACGGTACTGTTACTTTCAGAGATGGAACTGTTACAGGCTCTACCATATTAATTGCTCCTTGCAACGCTAATGATACTGAAACAATGAACATTCCAGATTCTGGTGTTCTATTTGAAGACGGTATTCATGTTGTATTAAGTAATATAGATAGAGTAACTGTTTTTCACTCTTAGTATTTGAATCTTTTTGTAGTAGCACTTATTATGGTGCTACTACATTTTAATTATGGCAGCTAAGAGAAAATCAAAACCCATACGCAGAACCGTAGGTAAAGGCGGTAATTATCGTCCTACCAAAAAAGGTGCTGGTATGACAAGAAAAGGTATTAAAGAATATCGCAAAAAAAATCCAGGCTCAAAACTTAAAGGAGCAGTCACTGGTAAAGTCAAGAAAGGATCTAAAGCTGCAAAAAGAAGAAAATCTTATTGCGCTAGATCTCTTGGTCAACTAAAACGTAGTTCGGCTAAAACTAGAAATAATCCTAATTCAAGAATACGTCAAGCAAGGAGAAGATGGAAATGTTAAGAAAAATTAAAAAAGTTTCTAGAGAGCTAAACAAAGCCTCTAAAATGCACAAAAAACAATCTAACACTTTAAAAAAATTAGTTAAAGATGCCAAGAAAAAAAGACCCCAAAAAGGGAACAGGAAAAAAACCAAAAGGTAGCGGTCGTCGTCTATATACTGACGAAAATCCAAAAGATACTGTTTCGATTAAATATGCAACTTTGCAAGACGCAAGAGATACAGTTGCTAAAGTAAAAAGAATTAGGAAGCCTTTTGCTAGAAAAATACAGATATTAACCGTAGGCGAGCAAAGGTCTAAATATGGGGGCAAACCTAGACAGGCAGAAATATTTAGACGTGGCAAAGATGCAATTAGAAAAAAATTTGGTAGAATAAAGTAATGGCTAAAAAAGTAAAAAGCGGCGGTAAAATTTGTCCAGCAGGAAAAGCTTGGGCAAAACGCACATTTGATACATACCCAAGTGCGTATGCAAATATGGCTGCTTCAAAATACTGTAAAGATCCTAATTACGCAAAAGGTTCTAAGAAAAAGAAAAAATCAGGCAAAAGAAGAAAGTTTGCGGGTGGTGGTGTAGCAAACGCCGGCTTCGGTGCTGTTAGGCAGTATAGGTAATATATGGGCCAGTTAAAACAATGGAGAGAGCAAAAATGGGTTCGTATTGGAACCGATGGATCTATTAAAGGGCCATGCGGCACCAGCAAAAATAAAAAAAATCCAGATCGATGCTTACCTCTTGCAAAAGCCAAAAGCTTATCAAAAGCAGAACGTGCAAAAACCGCAAGAAAAAAGAAAGCAGCAGGCAGAAAAGGTAAAACCGTTGTTGCAAATACCAAAAAAGCAAAAGTAAGAGTTAAAAAATCAAAAGGCGATGTCGTGATTAAAATTGCCAAAGGATGTGGTAAAGTAATGAACGACAGGAGAAAGAAAACTAAATTTTATTAGGAAATAATATGTATAAGAAAACTAAAGGTTACTCTAAAGGCGGTAAAAAAGGCGGCGTAAAAAAAATGTCTAAAGGCGGTATGGCTAAAGGTTATAAAGCTGGCGGTAAAGTTAAAGGATATAAAGCCGGTGGAAAAGTAAAAGGTTATAAAGCTGGCGGTAAAGTTAAAGGATACAAGGTCGGCGGAAAAGTAAAAGGAAATAAGAAAGGCGGCAAAAAGGGCGGAAAAAAGTAAGTAGTAGTGGCTTATCTTTATAGCAATATACCTCACTTTAAGTGCTGGGTAAGAAAAGAATATACTCATAACCATGACAAATATCATGGTGATTTTTTGCATGCTATGGCAGTTGGCGTCACCACGATGCCAAATCGCTGTCTTAGCTTTCATATGATATTTACCGGAGTTGAGGCTGAAGGCGAGCCAGAAGACACAGTGCATGGCGGTGCTATGTGGGCTAGAATGCCAATTACAGCTTTAGTAGGCGATACGCCTTTTGAAGAGTGGCCCGAGCCTATGCAAGTGCATGATGCGCAGCCTTGGGACTGTTCATCACACCATAATTCAGTTTACGTTATTGATAGAGCTACACCATGCCCTTGGTTAGCCAAAATAGATGGTCAAATGTTTCCTGCAAAATATTACTTTACAGTTGATTATGCTGAAAGTGAGATCGCAGATGATCCAGCTCAACATAAAAGTAGTCACGTTTTAGAGCTTTTAGACGCAGGAGAATGGACAGGCAATATAGTTGCGTTACCAAACAATAGAGTTAGAGTTACACACCCTGCTTGGTTTCAAACAGGTGAAGGTGCACCCGACTTCAGGCCATCTCAACATATACATTATTCTAAATCTGATTTAGACTATACCTTAGATGTAAATCGAGTTTTCGATAATTTATATAACGAGGATGAATAATGGCTGATCTATCAGTTGCTCAAAAAAGAAAATTAATAAAAGAACTTAAAGGCGCTTCTAAGCTTCATGCAAAGCAAGCCGCTCAAATAGAAAGATCTTTAAAAAAAACTAAAAAGAAAAAATAATGTCAGTTTCAGGCAGTACAGATTTTGAACCAAATGTAGCTGAGTTCGTCGAAGAAGCATTTGAAAGATGCGGACTTGAAATGCGTACTGGCTATGATTTAAAAACTGCAAAAAGATCTATAAATTTAATGTTAGCCGAGTGGGCTAATCGTGGTCTAAATCAGTGGACTATTGAACAATCAACTACAACAGTTATTGAAGGAACAACTGATTATAATTTAAACGCTAATATTATTGATATTCTTGATGTTGTTTGCAGAAGAACTGTTAGTGGAACTCAAACCGACATATCAATGGACAGGTTAAGTAGAAGTGAATATATAAATATTCCGAATAAAGATACAAAAGCAAGACCATCGCAATTCTTTTTTAACAAACAAAACAACCCTGTTTTACAAGTATGGCCAGCTCCTGAAAACTCAACCGATATTCTTGTTTATAACAAGTTAGTAAGAATGGATGACGCTGATAAAGCAACAAACACCATGGATATGCCTTTTAGGTTTTATCCTTGTTTTGCTGCCGGTCTTGCATACTATATTTCAGTAAAAAGAGCGCCTGAAAAAACAACTTTACTTAAACAGCTTTACGAAGAAGAGTTTAATAGAGCAATGTCGCAAGATGAAGATAGAGCATCTTTTAGAATTAGACCTTTTAGAAGTGTGGTTTAAATGGCTTACGCAAGTGGAAAATTTGCTGTAGGTTTATGCGATAAGTGTGGATTTAGATATAAGTTAAATTCTTTAAAAAAAGAATGGAATGGCTTAAAAACATGTAGATCTTGTTATGAACCAAAACACCCGCAATTAGACCCTCATACTGCTCCTGCAGATCCTCAAGCCATTTATCAACCTAGACCAAATACTGATAAAGAGGTAGGAGAGGGATACGTGGTTGTTTTATATAACTCAATTACAAGTTCAAACTCTATGAATCCAAATATAATAGGATCAAACTTTTCTTTATCTAGGCTTGATGGGGAAGTTGGTAGCGTAACTGTTTCTGTAGACGGATCTGTAACTCCAACACCATCTCCAACTCCAGCACCAACTCCAAGCCCATCTGTTACAACTTATACAGTGACGGTAGCAAGTTATTATGGATCTAATTATTTTTATATTGATGGCTCAAGAGCTCCAACACTTAGTTTAACAGAAGGTCAAACTTATAAATTTGACCAGTCAGATAGCACTAATTCAAATCACCCCTTGAGATTTTCAACTACCGCAAATGGTACGCATGGTGGTGGAACAGAATACACCACTGGAGTTACTACCTCTGGCACTCCTGGAAGCTCAGGTGCATATACTCAGATAGAAGTTGCATCAGGAGCACCAACACTTTACTATTACTGTACTAACCACTCGGGTATGGGTGGGCAAATTAATACATAAAAATGAGCAGTCCAATAACATTATCAGAACTTAAAACATTAATTCAGAACTATGTAGAGAATGATGAAACAACTTTTGTTAACACTCTTGATGACATAATTAAAAACACTGAAGAAAGAATTTTTGAACTAATTCAATTTGATTACTTTAGAAAAAATGTAAAAGGACTTTTATCAGCTGGATCTAGATTTCTAACAGCCCCAGATGATTTTGAATTATCTTTTTCTTTAGCTGTAATAAATACAAACGGAGATTACAGTTTTTTAGATAAAAAGCATACAAGTTTTATGCAAGAATATTGTCCTGATCCAACCGATTCAGGTGAGAGAGCTTTACCACTTTATTACGGTGATTTTGATAAAGATTTGCATACTGGGTTAAAAGAATCAACAATTATTATAGCCCCAGTTCCCGACCAAAATTATGAAGTAGAGCTTCACTATTTATATAAACCAAATTCATTAGTTACAGATACTACTGGCACTTGGATATCCGAACATGCAAGAAACGCTTTACTTTATGGATGTTTAGTAGAGGCTTATACCTACATGAAAGGCGAGCCCGATTTATTAACATTGTATGAGAATAGATTTCAACAAGAGGTTGCAAGGCTAAAAAATAAAGCTGAGGCAAGAGGGAGAAGAGATGAATATAGATATGATTCATTAAGAACACAAGTCACTTAAATTTTTAAAAGGAGAAGATATGAAGAGAATCAAGAAACTTGAAGGTAAAACTGTAGCTATTGTCGGTATGGGCAAAAGCTGGTTTGATTACAATTTAGCAAAATCACATGGATCACACTTTGATGAAGTATGGGCTATTAATTCAGTAGCATCCGTTATTTATCACGACAGAGTTTTTATGCTTGATCCACCATCAAGGTTTTTAGACACCGATGATGCTGGAGGGCAAACCGAAAGCATGTCAAAACTCCTTCAAGAGCATCAAGGGCCAATATATACATGTGAATTAGATGATAGATGTCCTGGATTAGTGGAATATCCCGTGCAAGAAGTATTATCAGCCACTGGATGTCATTATTTAAACAATACAGTTTCTTTTGCAGTTGCTTTCGCAGTTTGGAATAAAGTTGGAAAAATAAAATTATTTGGTATTGATTTTAGTTATAGAGGCAATCTTCATTTTGCTGAGGCTGGAAGGGCTTCAGTAGAGTTTTGGTTGGGAAAAGCCATGCACTTAGGAATACAGGTTGAAGTAGCGTCAAGTAGCGGTCTTCTTGATACTGATGTTCCTGCAGATGAAAAACTTTACGGTTATCATAGATTGGCTGATCCTCTTGTTGTCATAACTAATGAGAAAGGCGAGTTGATAGCAAGAAAAAAAAGTGAGGTAATTCAATACAAACAAGAAAAAGATCCTGTTTTGATTGACAAACATGACAGTCATTTGGAAAAAAATAAACCAGGAGATCCGAAAGTATGGTAATAAGTTATAAAGCTGGGCCAGAGCTTGGCATGATTGAAGTTCATACAACAAGTGAAGGCGGACACCCTATAGAATTTTGGTCTGATCTTTGCATTAAAAGAATTATTTCTGTTAGCGAGGAAGCGCCTGAAGAAATACAACAACAGATAAAATCATTCCAAGACAACATTCAAAAAGTGATTGAACAATATATGCAAAATGCTATAAAATCTGATAGGATTACAATTAATAATGAATTAGAAAAAGCAGGTTTTAAAGAAGCTGCTGATTTAATTAGGAAACTTTAACTATGGCAATATCATCAACACTTACAACAAGCTTTAAAAAAGAATTGTTGCTTGGCAATCATAATTTTACTAACTCAAGTGGAGACACTTTTAAATTAGCTTTATATACTTCATCTGCTACTTTAGGAGCAACCACCACTTCGTTTACTACTACAGGTCAAGCATCTGGAACCAACTACACTTCAGGTGGAGCTAACTTAACTAACGTTACTCCAACAAGTTCAGGTACCACTGCTTTTACTGACTTTGCAGATTTAACATTTAGTACAGCAACAATTACCGCAAGAGGTTGTATGATTTACAACTCAAGTGATAGTAATAAATCAGTTGCTACTATTGATTTTGGTGGAGATAAAACATCAACTGCTGGGGACTTTACAATTGTATTCCCTGCTGCAGCAGCCTCTACAGCGATTATCAGAATCGCCTAGCCTTAAATGGCTATCATAAACGGTTGGGGTCGAGGCACTTGGGGTGAAGGTGCTTGGGGTGAGGCTTTATCCGTAACACTTACTGCTCCTTCAGCAGCAACTGCATCCACCTTTGACCCAAGTACAGGAAATATAGTAGTTGCTAAAGCCAATGTAACTCTTACAGGATTATCAATAACATCTACTAATGGTGGGGTTGCGGTAGATGCACCTGGCGTTGTTGGCGTAAACGGTTTAGCTGCAACAGGTGGTTTGGGAACTGTTATAACGCCATCTACAAATGTTTTATCAATTTCAGGTTTAGCTGGAACTTCAGCTTTAGGAACAGCTTCTACAGACGCTGAAGCGAATGTTACTCTAACTGGGTTAGAAGCAACTGGATCAGTTGGCTCAACTACGCAAATAGCCAAAGCCAATCAAACTCCTACAGGACAAGTAGGAACCTCAGCTTTAGGAACCGCAACGACACAAACAGATAATAGATTTGAAATTGTTATTCCTGTTAATGCAGTAGCTTCAGTAGGAACTTTAAGTTTTGATGCTAAAGCTACAGTCACACTTACTGGTGTTTCAGCTACAGGAGAATTAGGTAAACCATTTAAATGGCAAGAAATAGATGACAATCAAACTCCTAATTGGAGTGAAGTCGCTGCTTAATAGTGTAAAATTATTATTTATGATTTAATATATCAAATATAGGATTTAGTTATGGCAACTTATGTAAACAACTTACGACTTAAAGAAATAGCAACTGGTGATGAGTCAGGTACTTGGGGAACAAGCACGAATACCAATTTATCGCTTATTGGAGAAGCTCTTGGTGTAGGAACCGAGGCGATTACCACTAATGCTGATACGCACACTACAACCGTAGCAGACGGTAGTTCAGATGCTGGTCGAGCTTTCTACCTAAAATATACAGGTACACTAGATTCAGCTTGCACGATTACGATTGGCCCAAACACCATGAAGCGTGTGCAAATAATTGAAAACGCTACCAGTGGTTCTCAAAATATTATTATTTCTCAAGGCTCTGGCGCTAACGTAACAATTGCACCGGGCAAAGTAGCAGTCGTACAACTAGACGGAGCAGGTTCTGGGGCCGCAGTTTTAGATGCGCTTACAGATCTAGCTGTTACTGATAGTTTATCTATCAACGGTACCACCTTAACGATTGGCGATGCTACAGCAGAAGATACTAAAATAGTATTTGATGGTAACGCTCAAGATTTTTATATTGGTTTAGATGATTCAGCCGATGATTTAGTAATCGGTTTAGGATCAGCAGTAGGTACAACACCTGCTATTTCGGTGGATGAAAACCAAAATGTGACGATGCCACAAATTGTTACTGCGTCCACTTCAGCAAATATAACTCAAGTATCTTTAACAGACGGTACAGTATCTTGGGATGCAAAAGCAGCAGCAAACGCATTTTTATTGTTAGAAGAAAATTCAACTATATCAGCTCCAACTAATGCAGTAGAGGGGGCAATTATAAGTATTGAAGTAGCACAACATGCTTCAAGCGGACCGTATACTTTAGCTTGGAATGCAATTTTTGAGTTTGTTGGCGATGAAACTCCAACACAAACAGCAACCGATGCTAAAACTGATATTTATGCATTCCGTTATAACGGTTCAAAATGGCAAAATATAGGTATTAGTCAAAACTTAACACAAAGCTAATATGGAAACCCTCCAAAGGACAGCAAATCGTGGAAGCGTATCGACTGGCTATGATATTGATAACTCTTTGAAGTTAGAAGCTGATAACTCTGAAACCTTATACAAAAATAATGTAGATGGTAATAGAAGAACTTTTACTTCTTCTTTATGGGTAAAGCTATCAGAGCTAAGTAACAACTCTTTGATTTATCATGGTGTAGTGTCTAACGCTACAAGACTATTTACAAATAGCAATGAGATTTACATTGATTTAGCTGATAACACTTCCACTTTCTATAGATGGAGAACCAATGCACTTTTTAGAGATACTGCTGCTTGGTATCATTTTGTTTGGCGAGTAGATACAACAGATTCTACTGCTGCTAACAGGATGCGATTTTATATAAATGGTGAAGAATATACCGATTGGCAAGAATCAGCTACAGTACCACAAAATTTTGATACTTTAGCAAACTTTGCACATAGCTCAACAAGTGATGATGTGCAATTTAGTTATAAAGAAGCAAGTTTATATTCTAATCTTTATCTTGCTGAAGTTCATCATGTTGATGGTCAAACATTAGCACCAACAGAGTTTGGTGAGTTTGATGATGATAGTGGTATTTGGAAACCTAAAGAATACACAGGCACTTATGGTACTAATGGATTTTATTTAGACTTTGAAGATTCTTCAAATTTAGGTAATGATGCAAACGGCGGTACAGATTTTACATTATCAAACATAACAGCAGCAGACCAAGCTACTGATACACCTACGAATAATTTTTGTACTTTAAATATTTTACACCGTTTTTATAGTGAAGTTTCAAGAATTACTGTAACAGAAGGTGCAACAAAAGTTGCTGGCTCTACTTCAAGTTTTTTATGGAGGGGCGTGCCTTCAACCTTTGCTGTTTCAAGAGGGAAGTGGTATTTTGAGTTATTGGGTGATGGTTCTTATATGTTGCTTGGAACTGGTGCAGCAAATGATGGTCAATCTGAATGGGCAACACTTACATCAATAGCTAATCCTAGTACAAAAGCTAAGATGATGTATAACCTTAATGGGAATATTTATGGCTATGATTCTTCAACAGATGCTTGGCAATATGGTTTTGGTTTTGGTTTTGGTACATCATTTAATGTAGGTGTTGCTGTAGATTTAGACAATGGTTATATGTATTTTAGAAAAGATGGAGCGGCATGGACAGACAGCGGCGATCCTTCGAGTGGATCAAGTGGGACAGGTGGTATATACCTTCCTTGGTATACTTCTGATAGCACAGTATTTATAGTATCTGTTGTAAATAATAATAGCACATCTTTGCTTAATTTTGGTGGTTTCACAGCAGGTACAATTTCAAGTGGAGTAAGCGATGCTAATGGCTACGGAAACTTTGAATACACACCGCCATCTAATTACTACTCTTTGTGTTCAAAAAATTTAGCGGAGTACGGATAATGGCTTATACAACAATAGACGACCCTTCAGCGCATTTTCAGACCACTCTTTATACAGGCGATGGTAATAGTGGTCGTACTGTAACCAACAGCGGTAATTCTGACATGCAACCTGATTGGATTTGGATTAAATATAGAACAGCAGGGGTAAGTCATGTTACTTATGACAGTTCAAGAGGAGCAACCAAACGATTATACATAGATTTTGATGGTCAAGAAGCAACGCAATCTGAAGGAGTGCAAGCCTTTAATAGTGATGGTTTTACGCTAGGAAATGCAGGCGCATCAAATGCGAACTCAATTCCTTTTGTAGCTTGGCAATGGAAGGCTAATGGAGGAACAACAAGCACTAATTCAGACGGAGATATAAATTCAACAGTACAAGTAAATTCTGATGCAGGATTTAGTATTATTACAGATAGCCCAAGCAATAACACCGCTAGAAATATTGGTCATGGACTAGGAAAAACACCTACATTTATAATTAGAAGAGCAAGAAATAGAACTGAAAATTGGCGTGTTTTATTTCAGGGTTTTGGAACAACAGGAGCTATTAATTTAGATCAGGAAGGAACTTACAACAGTAGCACAGTCTTATTTAATGGGGTTAGTTCTACAACTTTTGGAGTAGGAACAGATCTTTCAGTAAATGGTGCTTATAATTATGTGACCTATTGTTTTACCGATATACAAGGGTTTTCAAAATCAGGTAAGTATACTGGAAATCAAAATGCAGAAGGACCGTTTATTTATACTGGATTCAAACCTGCTTTTATCATATTTAAAGCTAATTCAAATTATAAATATTGGTATCAGTTTGATAATCAAAGAAGTCCTGCAAATCCAGTTCAAAAGGGTATAGTGGCATCATTAAGTGATGCAGAATACAATACCGCTGATATAGCAATAGATTTTTTAAGTAATGGTTTTAAGATTAGGAATAATTCAACCACTTTGAATGAAAGTGGTACAACTATAGCTTACATGGCATTTGCAGATAATCCATTCGTAACATCAACAGGCATCCCAACAACAGCTAGGTAAAATAATTAATTTGAGGTAATATAAAATAATGTGGGCATTAGTAGAAAACAACAAAGTAAGCAAGGTTTATAATAAACCTAGACAACTAACCATAGGAGATATTAAATATCCTAGTAATATTCATAGCCTTTGGTCTGAAGAAGAGCTGAAAGCCATAGGTATTTATGAAGTTATAATAGATAACACAAATTATAAAGACCCTAAATATTATATTAATACAGATCAGTCTTTCGCATTTGGTAGTAATAAAGTAACAGCTTCTTATGGCACAGCTACTGCAAGAGATTTAGATACATTAAAAACAAACCATTGTGAAACAATAGATAATCAGGCTTATGGCTTATTACAACCTAACGATTGGATGGTGGTTAGAAATGCAGAAAGCTCAAAAGCCATACCGTCTGATTGGTTAGATTTTAGAGTAAATGTAAGATCAACAGCCTCTAGTATGAAAACAAAGGTAAATGCTGTAAGTGATGTAGACGCATTAGCGGCTTTGTATGTATATAATGATCAAGATCCACCTACCAGACCTCTTGGTGAGTGGCCAACGCAACCAACATCATAGGAGAAGTATATGAAACATATTAAAAGTTATTTATTACTAATTATATCTGGTGCTTATTTGGCATCATGTGCAACAGTTGGAGCTGTTATAGATGGCGGTATTGATTTAGGCTCAAGTGTCATTGATAGCACAGTTTCTACCGCAGGCAATGTAACAGCGGCGGCACTTAATGATGTGAGTGATGTGGTTGGCACAGTGGCAGACGCTACTCAAGATGTTGTTGATGTTGTAGTAGAAAATGTCGATAAGCAAACAGACGAAATTCAAACAAAAGAGGAATAACAATGGAAACATTTTTAGGAATATTATTAGTTTTAGTAATCGCTGGTGCGGTTATTTGGAAAAACAAACCTGAATGGGTAAGCAAAGTTAAGTCTTGGTTTGTTGAGTAATGTCTAAGCCAACCGCAGCAACTGTTCATTCTGAATTAATCAGGCATGAAACTGAGTGTGCTGAACGTTGGAAAACTTGTTTTAATCAATTAGAAAAACTAGATAAAGATATACACTTTGTAAGAAATCTACTTTTAGGTGGTACAGGTACTTTAGCTTTAACTTTTTTAGGATTTATACTGACTCAGATATGAAACAACTTAAATCAATTTTAGGTGCTTTAGCTCCAACATTAGGAGCGGCTATAGGTGGTCCACTTGGCGGCCAAGCCGGGTCAATACTTAGTTCTGTACTGGGTGTGCCTAACAATCCAAAATCTATAGAATCAGCGATGAACAACATCACCTCTGAACAGATGATGGCGTTAAAGAAAGCTGAAAAAGAGTTTGAAGTTCAAATGAAAGAACTTGATGTTGATATCTATAAATTAGAAACTAAAGATGTTCAAGATGCTAGAGAAAAGTTTAGCTCTGATTGGACTCCTAAATTTTTAGGTGTTCTTTGTCTCGTAGGTTTCTTTGGCTATATAGGTATGGTCACACTTTATCCTCAACCAGACTCAAGTGATGATATTGTCATGCTGGTAATTGGATCTATTACTGGTATAGCTACCGCAGTTATATCATTCTACTTTGGATCGTCCAACAAAAAATAATTATGCACATCTCTGACGAAGGGCTCGAACTTATCAAGCATTTTGAAGGTTGCCCAACAGATGAGGAAGGCAACGCTGTTGCTTATCAAGATGCAGTTGATGTATGGACGATTGGCTATGGCCATACCAAAGATGTTCAAGAAGGCGATAAGTGGACTAAAGAAAAAGCAGACTTCATGTTATGGCGTGAACTAGAAGATGAGTACGAGGATTACATCAATAATTACGTGCATGTACCTTTAAATCAACAACAATTTGATGCTTTGTGTTCTTGGGTGTATAACCTTGGACCGGCAAACTTAAAAAAATCAACATTACTTAGAAAATTAAATAACGGTGAATACGAAGAAACGTCAAATCAAATAAAAAGATGGAATAAAGCTGGGGGAAAAGTTCTCGAAGGTCTAGTGCGAAGAAGAGAAGCAGAGGCTCTGCTTTTTGAAGGCAAAGACTGGCGACATATATAGGAGTTTAAATGTCACACGTTTCTGCAAGAATAGCGCTTGCAGGTGAATATTTAGCAGCATCATATTTGATGCGATTTTGTGACTCTGTAATAATTGCGCCCGAGGGTCATAAGTCAGATTTAATACTTGACCACCAAGGTCAACTTTATAAAGTTCAAGTAAAAACAACCAATAGCATTTATAAAAAACGTGATAATGATTACTATCGCTGGGATTTTAGATCTAACGCAGATAACAAAAGAAAAAATAAAATGCTAAGATATGGGAGTGGGCAAGTAGACATTTTTTGTTTAGTTGCTTTACCTATAGATAAAGTTTTCTTTTTATCTTTTGATAAAGTAGAAAATTCTATTGCTAAAACTATAAGTAGTTTAAATGAAATTAATTCAGAAGAATCTTTGATAAATAGTTTATTAGAGATAAATAAAATACCAAATTTGGAACCGATAGATGCCACTACAGAAAGCGATATTTAGACCAGGGGTAAACAGAGAAGGAACCGACTACGATAACGAGGGCGGTTGGTTTGATGTAAACTTGGTAAGATTTAGAAAGGGTAGACCTGAAAAATTTGGTGGATGGGCAAAACTTTTAACCAATACTTTTTTGGGAACTTGCAGAGCTCTACATGCTTGGATTGCTAATTCAGGTGAAAAATATTTAGGTCTTGGAACGCATCTTAAATATTACATTCAAGAAGGTACAACTTTTAACGATGTTACACCTCTTAGGCTTACAACTGCTGCAGGTGATGTAACTTTCTCTGCGTCAAATGGTGATGCGACAATCACTGTCGCTGATACCGCACATGGCGCAGTACAAAACGACTTTGTTACTTTTTCAGGCGCAGCAAGTCTAGGTGGCAATATTACTGCCGCTGTTTTAAACCAAGAATATCAAATCGCTACGATTGTAAACGCAAACTCATATACTGTTGAGGCAAAAGATACAAGCGGTTCAACCGTAACTGCAAACTCTTCAGATACAGGGAACGGCGGTAGCTCTATTGTTGGTAAGTACCAAATCAATACAGGATTAGATGTTTTCGTTCCTTCAACAGGTTGGGGTGTTGGTTCTTGGAGTTCAGGAGCTTGGGGTTCATCCACCTCTTTGTCTGCCTCAAATCAGCTTAGATTATGGACACATGATAACTTTGGCGAAAATTTAATCATCAATCCTAGAGGTGGTGGTATTTTTGAGTGGATTCAAAATGACGGTCTTAATACTAGGGCTGTTGAGTTGTCAGGCAGAACAGGAGCAAATTTAGTTCCAACCGTAGGACTACAAACAATTACCTCTGAAAAAGATAGGCATCTTATTGTTCTCGGCGCTGATCCTTTAAATGTAGGTGGTACAGCCAGAACAGGCACCATAGATCCAATGTTTATAGCTTTTTCTGACCAAGAAAACGAGTTAGAGTTTGAGCCTTTAATTACCAATACTGCAGGTTCTTTACGATTATCTGCTGGTTCAGAAATTATCGGCGCGTGTAAAGCTAGACAAGAAATACTTATTTGGACTGATACTTCACTTTATAGCATGCAATTTGTTGGACCGCCTTTTACATTTGCTGTTAACTTAATAAACCAAAATACAGGAATGATAAGTCCTAAAGCGTGTGTTTCTGCTCCGGGTGGCGTGTATTGGATGGATACTAATAGCTTTTACATATATAACGGATCAGTAAGAGAGGTTCCTTGTTCTGTTTTGAATTATGTTTTTTCAGATATAAACAAAGATCAAGCATTTAAAATTCACGCTTTTACAATAATGGATAAAAATGAAGTAGGTTGGTTCTATCCGTCCTCTTCATCCAGCGAGGTAGACAGATACGTTTTATATAATTATGAAGAAAAAGTTTGGACTTATGGCCAGTTAGAAAGAACCGCTTGGTTGGATTCAGGTATTGAGCCATATCCAAGAGCTGTAGCTAATAATTATTTGTATCAACAAGAATTTGGTTTTGACGATGACGGTTCGCCGATGACAAATGTTTTTATTGAAAGTTCAGACTTTGATATTGGCGATGGCGAAAGTTTTCAGTTTATTCGACGTATGATTCCAGATATTAAGTTTTTACAAAACAGTAACGACTGTTCCGTTAACGTTGTTCTTAAAACTAGAAATAATCCAGGACAGTCTTTGTCAGCCAGCTCTACAAATGCAATTCAAAGCAATACTGGTCAAGTTAATATTAGGGCTAGAGGTCGTCAAGTTGCTCTTAGAATTGAATCAGATGATGATGCAAGCAACGACGGTAATTTAGGAATAGGTTGGAGATTAGGGGCAACCAGATTAGATATTAGACAAGACGGTAGAAGATGAGCAAAATACTGCCAACTCAACTGCCTTTAGCGCAAGGTGAGTATGTTTCTGCTGACCTTTTTAATAGACTTGTACGTATTTTAGAGATAAACTTAGGAGCAGTAGACCCCGATAATACTTTACAATTATCGACTACTGAACGTGATCAATTAAACTTTAATGTTGGCACGCTAATATTCAATACGACTACAGAAGTATTGCAGGTATTTGACGGTACAGAGTTTATTGATTTAACGACTCATCGCACCTACCTGACAGGATTTTCTGCTACAACTGGATTAGGCTCAGTTACTGTATCGACGCCTTAAAAATGCTAACATATAGGTTATATTAATATGCTAAACGAAATACAAAAACAAGACTTACAAGGGATTGCTGCTTTGGGGAGAAATGAAGATACTATTCTTGCACACGTTGCGCCAGATGAAATGGTCATTCCTGCAGAAGTTTTACGTAACGATCCATTTTTAAACACTTATATTTACAATTCTATTTCCAAGTATGGGGTTGATCCAAATCAATTTATAGTTGGAAGTGGCGATATGGATTTGAACCCACTTACGGGTTTACCTGAGTTTGGATTTTTATCTAAAGTATTCAAAAAAATCAAAAAAGTTGTTAAAAAAGTTGCTCCTGTAGCAGTAAACTTTATACCTGGCGTTGGGCCTGTAGCAAAAGCAGCCCTTACAGCAGCAGCTGGTAAGGCTTCTGGCTTATCAACAAGAGACGCTCTATTAGCGGGAGCTACATCTTTTGCTGGTAATAAAATGTTTGGTGGGGTAAGTCCAACAGGCGGATCAGCAACAACGAGCAATATATTTCAAAGAGCAAAAGAATACATTTTACCTGGTCAAGATAAAGTTGGTTTATTTGGCAATATTAGAAAAGGCATCGGTAGTTTTTTTGGCGGGGATACTACTGTTGTTCAACAAGGAGATACTTTATCAAGTATTGCTGCAAAAGAAGGAACAACCGTTGCAGAATTATTAAAAGCCAATCCTCAAATAACCAATCCTAATTTAATACAAGCAGGAGCTACTATTAACTTGCCTGGAGGAGGCGTTTTATCAAAAATTGGTGGTGGCTTACGGGGAATAGGAGAAGGTATTGGCGGATTGATGCCAAGCACTGACGGTCAAAGTCGAATTGGAATGATCGAAGATATGATTAAAGGTAGACCATCTGATCCCGTCAGAGAAGGCGGAGGATTTTTAGGTGGAATGATGGGCGGCGGTCAACAGCAAGGCGGCGGCGGATTCTTGCAATCTTTAGGTGGAGCGATGACAAGCCCAGCAGGTCTTGCAGGCTTGTACGGATTAGCAACTTATTTAGGCGCTAAAGAAAGAGAAGGTGGATTAGCAGAAACTCCAGCAGTAACAATGGATTCTTTAGGAAGGTATCAGCTTTCTAAAACTTTAGGTACAGGCGGAACTAGAGAAGAGTTTGGTTTGGGTCCGGCACCTAAAGCACTTAAATTTGCGCAAGGAAATGTAGTGCCATCATCTAGTGAAATAAATTTAGTAATTGACGCTCTTGATGGAACAATACCTCAATATGAAAATGAGAAAATAATTCAAGATTTTATTAAAAAATATGGAATCGATATGTTTCAACAAATTAGCAGCAATGTAAGCTCAAGAACTTTTTATGACAACAATAATGATTTTTACAAAGAGGGAAGAGCTATAAACCCATCAAATGTTGTTAGGCCAGGATTTAATACTGGCGGCGCTGTAATGATGGAAGAGTTAGATATGCGTCAAGGCGGAGAATCTATTGGTCCAGGAACTGGAACTTCCGATGATATTCCAGCGATGTTAAGTGACGGCGAGTTTGTAATGACTGCTAAAGCGACACGCGGAGCAGGCGCATACGAAACCAAAAAAACTCCAAAAGGAATTGAGCTAATTCAAAGCGGAGATCCTTCAAGAGAAGCAGGCGTAGAAAATATGCGCGAGCTAATGAAAATGTTTGAGGCAGTATAATGGCTACAGTAAATCCAGTTTTACAAGGTCTTGATAGAAGAGAACTTTTAACTGACGCAAATGTACGCGAGCTTTATTTTGGATCTCCTGATACCCCAGGATTAATTAGACAGGCGACTGATGCTGCACAAAAAGCATTTTTAGATCAGCCAGCTATTTTACAACAAACTGCAGGACTTACTCCTGATCAGATTAGAGCAAGAGAAATAGCTAGAGCCGGTATTGGCTCTTTCCAACCATTTTTAAATAGAGCAGAACAAGCATACGCTGGTGGTTTAGGGCAATTACAATCAAGTTTGGGTTTTGGCGGTCCGTCAGCTAGGCAGTTACTTGGATTATCTTTGCAACAATATGATCCAACAATGGCAGGACGATTTTATAATCCGTTTGAAGAACAGGTTGTTCAACAAACCATACAAGACACTTTAAAAGCAGCCGCTCAACAAGATATACAACAAAGAGCTGCTGATATAGCTAGGGGCGGAGAGTCCGCTTTTGGGTCAAGAGCTCGATTAACGGCCGGCGAAAGGCAAGCAGCTATAGGTAGAGGATTAGGAGAAGTTCTTGGCAGGATAAGATCCGGAGGATTCCAAACCGCTCAAGATAGAGCCATACAAGAATTAGAAAGGCAAAGAGCTGGAGCTAGATCTGCTGCTCAATTAGAGGCAGGCTTTGGAGGAACTTTATCATCTGCATTAAGAGGATTCGGCGGTGATTTGATTGGACTAGGTCAAACCGGCCAAAGATTAACATCTCAAGATATTGCTCAACTTGAAAGTTTGGGTGGAGCTGAGAGAGGAATACAAGAACAAATCTTAGCTAGAGAATATGCGCAACAACAAGCTCAAAGACAGGCCCCGCTACAAGCAACAAGATTTGTTCAAGGCTTTGCGCCTAAGTATGTTGCAGGATCGACTCAAATAGATAAAACCTATGGAATGCCTAGAGATTCACTTGGATTAGGTATAGGTGCTGCTTTAGGAGCTTACAGAGGATTAAGGCAAGAGCCTCAACAAGCTCAACCTGACTATAATCAATTGATGCTAGAGATAGAAAGGTTAAGAAATCAAGGAGGATCTACTAACCAACCCGCAGTTAATCAGCCTCCAGCAAATCAAGCGCCTTCAGTTGCGACTGGGCAAGCTGGATACGGTGCTCCAGGAGCAGGACAAGGATTTGCCCCTCAAGGGACAAACTCAGCTTACTATAACCAATTTGGATTTGGTGGAGGGCCTTAAGTTGAATGTTTTACAAAGAAAAATGTTTAAAGCTGGAGATGTTGTTACAACAGGATTGGACGCAGAAACAATATCTTTACTTGAAGATTTTGGCGTAGATAATCCATCTAATTTAAGCGCAGATGAGCTTGAATCTGAAATAATTAGAATAGAAAACGAATTAAACAATCCTGCTCTTATTGGTAAAGGAGGATTGCTTTTTGACTATACTAACCCTCTTGACTATCTGGCGGGCGCAGCGACTCTTACAGGAATAGGGGCAGTTGGGGCAGGTGCTATTAAATCTGCTTCAACAGCGGCAAAGGGAACTAAAATAGCAAATACGCTTGCTAAACTAAAAAAACTTAAAAAAAGCTTATCGGTTATAAAAGGTAAAAAACCAGGGGTTACTAAGCCAGGGGTAAAAGGTTTTCAGCCAAGACCTCGCTTTGATCCAAGGTCTTATCAATACGATACTGGTAAATTAGGACTTTATGGCACCTCTGGCGGATTGGCTTTGGGCTTATCTCAAAATGAATATGAAAGTTTACCAGAGGAAATTCAAGAAGCTTTAAATGAATTACAAGAACAAAAAGATGAAGCAGAGTTTGATGTTGAAACTGGCAGCGAAGGTAAAAGTAAAGATTCAGAAGGTATAACAGACAGCGAAATTGCAAAACTTCAAGATTTATACCTAGAGGCTCAAACAAAAGCTTCTGAAGATTATAAAAAACAAAAGAAAACCTTTGATAAACAAAATGTTTTCTTAGAAGAGGTATCTGATGCTCTAGCTGAGGGCGGAGGTGATATTGGATATGGCCTTTCTACCGGAGCAGCAAAAGCCGCAAAAAGACTTAGCGAAGAAGAAGCTGCCGCAGCAGAGCTAGAGGCAAAGTTGCTTGAAGATGCGAAAGATAAAAATACTTTAAGCACAACAGATAAGACAAAGATTGCAGCGGATTATTCCGAAGCAATTACACATTTAGATAACATGGGCTTCATTTCATCTCAAATTGACGAACTTGAAGAAGCTGTAAAAACAGGACAAGTAACTGGTTTTAAAGGAATAACAGGAAGAGTTCTAAGTCAAATTAAAGGTTTTACAGGGTTTGGCGACCAAGACATAAATGATGCTGCTAAATCCAAACAAATATTAGAGTTTGTTAGGGCTCAATTAATTAGAGAACTTTTAAATGAATCTGGAAGAACTATTTCTAACTTAGACAGACAGCTAATTAGAGATATAACAGGAGATATAGAAAATCTAGGAGCTGGTAGAGGTGTTTTACTAGAAGCACTAAAAAGAATAAAAGATAGAATAAGAACAGCTGTTAACAAATCAAGAAATCAAGTAGCATTTATAGATGCAGAGTTTGGATCTCAATTACCCAATTTAGCTATATATAGAGAAGGGTTTGGTCAAAGAGCCCAAACAAATCAAAGCGAAGAGGAAGTTGTCGTCACTCAAGAAGACGTTATAGATGTAACAGAGGAGACTTAAGTGGCTCTAAAAGTAAGATTACCCAACGGTAGATATATCAAAGTAAATACCGACGACCCAAACATAGCAAAACAGCAAGCTATTAATTACTACAATAGAGGTAACGCTGGTTTTGTAGATTCAACCACCCAAGAATTAGGCTTGGAGTTCGATAAAAAATTTGATTACGATACAGGAGTAGACGCACTTTGGCTACGTACCAAGCTAGGTGCGATGGAAACTTTAGCTGGAAAAGAAAAAGTTTTAGAAAATGCTGTAGGATCAAAAGGATTTACTAGGGATAGTAGTGGTAATTTAGCTTTAACCCCAGCAGGATTAAGAACTTTAGGCATTGTCCCAAAAGACCAAAGATATGTTGTTATAGATGAAAGTGGGTTTTCAGGATTAAACGACTTTGCAGATTTTGCTGGTTTAATTGGACCTATAGCTGGTTCAATAGCAGGCAGTATTATTACTAGAGGCAAAATAAAGCCAAAAGTAAAAAATATTAAAACTATTAACCTTTTAGATTTAGGAAAAATATCTCTTGGTACCGGTACGGGTGCGGCTACAGGTAAGGCTGCTGAAGAAGCCTTTGAATACACTCTTGGACTACAAGACAACACTCCAGAAGAATTAGCAAAAATAGCTGCTCAAGAATTTGCGATTGGAGCCGGAGCAGAATTTGGCTTAGGAGTTGCTGGAAAACTTTTAAAACACACTTTTGGTAACAGGGTTTTAGCGAGAGCAAAAGAAGAGCCTGAAGCAGGAAGAAAGTTGTTATTAGAGGCTTCGGCAGCATCTAAAGGTGTTTTCGATCCGGTTACGGGTAAAACTTATAAGGGAGCAGTTGCTTTGGCAGCTTTAGAAAGTCCCATTATCGGTAGGCTTCAGCCAATTATTGAAACTATAGGTGATTACAAAGGAAGAACAGACGCTCTTACAAACTTACTCTTTACTGATCTAAAAAATCTTTATAGATCAACCAACGATCTATCTACAAAATTTAATCAATCGTTTGAGGATTTACAAAAACTTGGTTTTTCAGACGCATCCGGAGATGTAGCAACAGGAAGAGCAATACAAGAAAAGCTAAGAACTTCTTTTAACGCAGCAACAAAAAAATCAGAAGAAGCAATTGCAGATGTTAACCAGTCTGTAAATAAAATTATAGGTAATTTTGACGCATTTAAAGATCCTGCAACAAAAGAGGCTGGGGCTGCAATAAGATCTTTTACAGAACAGGCTTACAACAGTTGGAAAAAAACCTCAGATGAGCTGTATGCTCCTTTAAAAACAGCATTTACTAGAACATTAACCCCTGAAGATGTTGCTAAAAAACTAAATCTTACAGCAGAACAAGTTGAACTTCTTCCTAAAAGCGCTTTTTTTGAACCGATCAGATTTATAAACGCATCTCCTATTAAAGCTTTTGCAAAACAACTTCAAGATAGCAAAATTGTTGGAGGGTTAACAGATGACGACGAATTAATAAGAGACTTAGCTTATTTGACTAGGATAGGAGGAAGAGAGGCAGAAGTCTCTTTGGATGAGCTTTTAAAAATTAGAGAAGAGCTTGCTGGAAAATTAAGAATAACTCCGGATGGTAAAGCTAAATTTGCAGATTTAAAAGACAAAGAAAGATCTGAATTTTTAGAAGTTATAGATAATGTTTTAAAAGATTTAGAAGATGTCAATGGTGGTTCTTTAGTACAAGCTCTGTTAAAAGAAAGCGTTGAAAAAAGAGCAAAAAGAGAGGCTTCGGATGCGTTTTTAACATCTGAATATCGAGATGAATATGTAATGAGTGAGATTGCTAATGCATTTCGAGAAGGACGAGCCATCAATCCTACAGAAGTTTCACAATTTTTAAAGCTTACAAGACTTGCTAATAATTTTTATTCAAAAGGATTACAAGCTTTTGATAGAGGCATCACCAAAAAGGCATTTGCTGATGCAGAGGCTGGCGGTTGGAATATAGATCAAATTTTAACAAATATTTTAAAAAAGAATAACGGTGAGGAGCTTACTAGATATTTAGATACATTAGACGCTTCGACTGCTGGGTTAAGAAAAGCAAGAAAAGAAGGAACTAAAATTGTTGCAAGATCGAGAGCACCAGAAAGAGTGCCTCTTATGATAGGAAGAGAAGAAAGAAGACTTTTAAAAGACTTAGACCTCAGTATTGACGACCCAGATTTTATTTTAAAAGAACAAGCTCGAAATACCTTACAAAAAGAATTTATCAGAAACATAGTAAACAGCGTTTCTGATCCAACAAAGCCAATTAATTTTACAAAAATAGCAAATTCGATAGACTCTTACGGAACCACTGCAGACGTTTTATTTGGCAGCGCAGGCAAAAAGAAACAAATATTACAAACCTTAAGAGATGCTGATATGTTGCTTGACACAGGAAGTGTTAAACAGTTTGATGATTTGCTTACAAAGTCAGTTGATGCAGAAGATTTAGCAGAGTCTCTCAGAAACAGAGTTGTTTCTTCTGAAGCTATTTCTGATATTGAAAAATTAGATGTATTTAAAAGAATAGATGCTGGAACAATTGATCCAGAGGAAATTACCTCAGCCATATTTAAACCAGCTAATGCTGACGAAATAGCAAGGGTAAAACAACTGGTTGGAGAAAACAGCGAAACTTATAAACAGTTTCAGCTTTCTGCTATGCGTAAAATATTAGACAATGTTGTAAATCCTGGAGAAAGCGAGATCACTAAATTATTTAATGAAGGAGCTTTTGCTAAAGCTTTAGACAACTATGGTGATGCGACATTAAAAGAAACTTTTGGAGAAGAACAATTTAGGCTTTTATCCAAAGCAAGAGATAGATTTAGATTTATAGTTGGTGGAGAAAAAAGAGCTGGAGGTGGAAGTCTTTTTACTACAGGATTTATTTTTAATTTTATATTTAGACCTTTGCAGGCAGTTAGAGTCTTCACTCCAATACAAGCCTTAGCTTTTTTCATGGCTAGACCAACTTTTGTTAGGTGGCTAGCTGGAGAAGTATCTGATAAAGCAATGCTAAAAGAAGCACCGAGCCTAATAGATTATGGAGCAAAATTCCTAGGAGTTCCTAGGACGCCTGTACTCAAACAAACCGGGCAGGTAATACCTAGAGGAATAGCTGCTGGTGAAGAAGAGGCTAGAGAAATAATTGAAAATCAGGGAATATCTCCAGATGCGCCGCTCCTTGAAGCTTTACCAAGTTTACAAGAAGCAAAATCTAAAAAAGTTGGCGCCTCATCTTTAGAACTACCGAATGTATTGCCGCCATTGCCATCAAGCATGACAAGGCAAAGAAGACCCGGACAGGTGCCAGCTTCTTTAATATCAGATCCAATAACAAGAGATTTGGCTAATCTGCTGGGTCAGTAGATTTTTCTTCGTAAATCTTCCAATTTCTTTTAAGAACATCTAGCCACTTATCCATATCCATAACAGTAACAGCATCATTATTAACGGGCCACTCAGGATTAATTGCATGTAACGGAACGCACACGCGAATCGGTTTTCTATTGTATTTAAAGACTAAAACGGGAATTCTTTGGTCAGCCGCTGCACATACCTGCTCCCACCATCCTGACTGGTACCAATCGCCTGACTTATAGAATTTACATTCCACAGCATGATAAGGAATATTGATATCGCATAAATTGTTCGTCTGGTATTGATCAAGATTCCTCTTACAAATGTAGTTAATTTTTTCTGAATCGAAAAAAGAATTGAGTATTTTAGCAACCTCTCGCTCAAAGGTCGCTCCCTTGTTCCTAGAATTCACAGACATGTTACTTTTGTTTAGCTAGATAAGCTAATTGGTTTATCGTCTTCGGTTGTAAAATCATTATCTTCTTCCTTCCTACGTTCATTTATTAATTTCTTCCATTCATCATATCGATAATATGTTTTATCGACATCATCCCAAATTAATCCTAAATATACCCAATCTTTTTCCATAAGGTTAATTTAACATTATTTCTTCTTCTTCACCAATCCCATCTCTTCTCGATCAAATCCAAGAGGATGAGGTGAGAGGCATTCAAGCTCGTCTTTGTTGAAATGTATGTACGGCTCTGAATCCTCTTCATAGACAGGCTCTGCGACCGTTCCAAAACGTACATCGTAAGGATAGTCAGCTCTCCAAGTGTGGCTATAAACGCTATCAGTCATTGCATAAACAATTACAAAAGGATAATTGGTAGCCTGGGACAAAGCTGCGCCCATACGTAATTTACTTGCTGACAAAATGATCGTATCGTACTTATCAATCGAAAACGTTCTGCATTTGACTTCCATCCAAAATGAAACTTCCTTTGACTCACACCAGTAATCTAGACCATAACTAACTGGCAATTTATTACATCTAACATTCCAGAGGCCCTCAATAAAACCAGCCACACGCTCTTCACGCTTTTGGTCGTTAACTGTCTCCATCTTTGGTTTAGGTGTTTCCATCTAACTCTCCTTTTTTAAAAGTAATTCTGACAATATATTTACGAATGATAGCAATCAAAGTAAATACAGTCGTTTGGATTATCGAGGTGGTCAGCAAAGTAACTTCTAAATAGTTGCAGACATTTAAAACAATATAAGATACCGGCAAAGCAATTATTATACCCACGGCAACATCGCTGAGGCTTTCCTTCATCGCGTATCGATCAATCTTCATCAAAAAATTCAGGATCAATCGCAACAATACGTTTTGTTGGTCGACCTGTTCCTTTGGCTCGCATATCCTTTTCTTGTATTTCGCCTGAGTTCTTCAAGCGTTCAATAATTTCTTTGACCTCATAGGACTTCATTGATCTAAATATCTCACGTCGATCAATATCTCTCTTTGAGATACCCCAATCGCCTTGACTACGGATGAAGTTAAGTATTTGTTTGATACGTCCTTCCATTTCTGAACCTGCAACTTTATCTCTACAGTTTTCTATCAAGACTTGATCGTAATAATTCACGTAATCAATTGCCCAACGAGTCACATCTACGTTGATTTGTTTTGCGTTGCGATCATCAGCTAACGCACATATCAAAGCTAAACGCATCGACTTCTCACGCGTTCTTGATAACAACACTTCCAAACCTTCTTTTTCTAGTTTGTTTTGTTGATCAACAAGATCATAAGCTAGACGCTCAAGTAAGCTTTTACTTTCATCTGAGAATGAAACGACGCGTTGTTTGAAATCGATCTCTGCATTGTTCATTGATATTTGTTCCATTTCATTCTTAGCTTGGCGAACGTGTTGCACCCAATCCGTTGTTGATCTTGGAGGTTCTACAAATGGCTTCATCTTGCCTACAGTTCTTGGCAAATGTGATTCAGTTACGATAAATCTATTAAGGAATCCGTCAACGATACGACCGGTTGAGAGCGCACCGTAAAAATTCTTTGGCACGCTCATACCGACCAACGTTATTGCAGGTTTGATAGTTGACCTATCTAGCACTTCTTTTTGTTGTTTCTGCGTTAACGTCATCATCGAATAGTTGTCAGGGCGTAGGACACCATGACATCTTCCCCATGTCTCCATAAGAACTTGTAAAGCATCTTCTTTGTTTGAATTACTTGCATTAGAAATACTTTCAAGTCTTTTACCAAATTCGTCCATAACCGTTATATGTGCTGGTTTATGTCTAAGCAAAGAATAAATAGCACCGCTTGATGTATATCCATCTCCTGCTAATAAATCTATTTGCTCAGCTTTATCAAGAATGGCTTCTATAACTGTTTTAACATTTTCTTTTCCTTGTCCTGATTTAGCGATACACATGAAAAACAAAGATGAAAAGTTGTTCATATCTGTCTTGTATATTCTTCCTAAAGCGACAGATGCTAATGCAATTGATGCTTGTAAATTAATTGCAGGCTGTGATATTTGAGCTATGTCTTCTGCGTAATTATAAACGTCACTTATAATCCCTGGTGGCTTATATAAGTCATTAGGCTCAACGATATCAATTTGTTTTGATATGTATGCAGGAGCTTGTTGGTTTTTCCTTTCATGCGTTTTTTGAATACTATTAACGGTGGTTTGTATTTCTGATTGCGGAAGTGGTGGATTGTTTTGTTCGTTCCAAGAATTTACAAAGAAGTGAACGAAATCTAGGTTAAGGTTTTTAGCAATTAAATATCCAGCTAGTCTAGCGGCTTGGTCGTTTCTTGATCCTTCAGTTACGCCGTCAAGCGAAAGGGGAGTTGATATAGGCTTTCCATTTACTTTCTCTGCCCCCGTGATCTTTACCCAAAGATCTTTAGTAAAGTCAGGAAGGTCTTCTATCTCATTGAGTTCCCAATCATGTATGATTGTGGGTTCATAAATGGCTCCTGTTGCATGTATATTATGTGGTGCAACGATTAGCCCGCCAACTCCCCTAATATCAATTAATTTATCAGGATCGTGATCTTGGCCTCTTCTAGCTACATAAGTAGTAAAGTTTTCAGGGTTATTGTAATAGTAATGAACGCCTTTACCAGTGGCTACCTTAAAAGGTGTTACAGGTAAATTATTATCTGCCCAATTAACCGCTTCAGGTGTATCAGCATCCACTACAATAAATTTTCCGGTAACAAGAGCTACTACTAAATCATCTCTCCCCTTGAACCATTTCTCAATTTCTGCGGTCGTTGGCTGGGTCTGTTGAAATCTTTGCCAACCGCCTAACTCTTTAGGTGGTACTTTATTTGCTCTTAATAAAGGTACAACACTGATGCCTTCTTCATGGTAGGCAAGAGCTAAGTCCAACGCAGAATCTTGCGCTGTTACGTTTATATGAAACACTACTAACTCGTTTCTTCAAGTGGTCCATAGATAGATTCAAAGTCAAGCTTACCTCCAGACGCTTGTATTATTTTTTTTGCTTGTTTGATAGAAGGTTGACGTAAACCATACCTCCACGATTTTGTTGTTGCTGGTGAGCAACCGAATAATTCAGCCGCTGGCTCAGTGCCAATGAACTCAATATATTCTTTAAGAGTATATCTCTTCACTTCTCTCTCCTTGTATTGTGGTTCTAATTTATTACTTAGAAATACTGAAAGCTCTTTTTCTGATAGAGTAATTGTTCTCCATAGATAGTTTACTTTCCATTGATCTTTATGTACTTCGTTCATATGATACAACCCGTTAATTATTTTGTTGTGACATATTGTAATTGTAAAAAATATAAAATAAAATACCTTTTATAAAAAAAAGGAGAAGATATATGTCAAATATATTAGATAGAATTGCCTCTCCAGGTGATCTTGTTCAAATGCAAGGAGCTAAGATTCTTGTATATGGAGCATCTGGAGCAGGTAAAACCACGCTTTGCGCAACCGCGCCAGGCAAAACTCTCATCATTAGTATGGAAGCAGGTCTTCTATCCATTAAGGATAAAGACAATGTGACCGCTATTGAGGTAAAAGAAGCATCAGAGATCGAGGAGATCGCCCAACTATTGGAGAGCGGTAAACTTGATTATGATACTGTCTGCCTAGATAGTCTTACTGAGATGTCAGAAATACTTTTGGCTTCTGAAAAAGCTAGAAGTAAAGACCCAAGACGTGCATATGGAGAGGTCATTGAAGTAATGACTCGAACCATGCGTAGGTTCAGGGATCTTAAAATTCACGTAATCTTTGTAGCTAAAGAAGATAAGATTCGTGATGAGCAAACCGGTGTGTTTCATCATCAACCAATGATGGTAGGTGCGAAGTTACCGCAGCAAATTCCTTACTTCTTTGATGAGGTATTGGCCTTAAGAACCTTTACTGAAGAAAACGAAGAGGGTAAAAAAATTATCAATAGATGGTTGCAAACCACTATTGGTGATAATTATACCGCTAAGGATAGGAGTGGTAAGTTAGAAACTTTTGAAGAGCCTAACTTAACACATGTCATTAATAAACTTGGATTTACATTAGGAGAGTAATATGAGCGATTTTGCAGATGTCAAGTTTGATTTCAGTGATGATAATAGCAACACATATATACCCGAGGGCGATTATACGACTGAGATAATTAAATGCGAAAAGACTAGATCTAAAGCAGGTAATGATTATCTCGCACTTGAAGTTAAAGTTGTTGGTGAAAAATACAACGGCTGGATAGCAAGGAATAATTTCAACCTTTGGTATACCAATAGCGATGCTGAAAAGCAGGATGTAGTTAGAGAGATTGCTGCAAAGCAATTTTCAAAACTACTTAAAGCTTTGAACATGGATACAAATCCACCGTCAAACGCTAACGAGCTTGTTGGTCTGAAGGTTGTTTCTTCACTTGGTATTGAGGAAAGCAATAACGAGGAGTACCCTGATAGAAATAATATCACTGGGTTTTCATCCGTTACTGGCGAATCTTCAACACCCCCTAAAGTTGCAGAGGATGCACCTGATTGGGTTGAGGAATCAAAGCCAGCTAAACCTAGCTTAGGTTAAACGAGAAGGTGCGCTAGGGTGCCTTAAGAGTCTTTTCCCCCTGTTAATGACTCACCTAGACTTCTAATGAATTGTTAAACTAACTAATTGAAGTGGATCGTATTCAGATATGTCTACGACTTTGGCTGGATAATAACTGTCACTATCTTCCATTGATTTTAGTGCGGTAAAAAACTTTGCGGTATCTTTATCTGGAGCTTTCATTATTATGGCTTTCAGCTCATCATCTGTTTCGTAACAGCATATATATCTTTTTAAATTTTCAAACATTAATTATCTTCCTTAATAAATCCATTTACATATAAAGCAATAATTGCATAATGAATGATCTTCATCAGATCCTCGTCTGCTTTGCCTTTCTTTTTACCAAAACGCATTGCGTATTTTATTATATTGCCAACAGCAAATCCTTCTCCGTGACCGCTATCGATTATCATATCAGTTGCCTGATACTTACCGTTGGCATAATGTTGGTTATAAGTTTGGTTGATGTAGTTTTCAACGGCTTTAAGAATCTCGTCTTCTTTAAACTTATAATTGATCATAGCACTAAATCTACAATATTGGGGCTGTTGTAGATAGATAAGTGACCGCCTTTTCCATGATTGGCGTATTCCTCAAGAAATCCGGACATTTTATCCCAGCCTTGTTCCATAAGTTCTTCAGTCATTCTAAATACTTTTGAAGCATACGGCGGTTTCTTTTCTTGAGCTACAAAAACAAATTCTTTTACTTTGAATCCAGCTTTTTCCATACCTCTTTTGTACCAAGCCGCTTGCATATCATAGCCATACTTACGCACTGATCCTGCAAATTCTTTTGGATGACAGCTTTGAGTTGTCTTGTAATCAACAACAACAACCTCATTAGCAGAATATGGCTTTTGCACCGGCGGGCATATAACGTCTGGACGACACTTGCAAAGCACATCGCCCTCGTACCAATAGAAACTAGCCTCTGCGACTTTACCTTCTGCATCTAAATACATACGGCCCTCTTCAATCATATTGTTATTCATCGCTTTGATGTCATTCATCTCTGCTTCTTTAATAACAGTTAGACCCCTTTCTTCGTATTCTTTTTTAAGTTCTTTGTTTGCGTTGGTATAAGGCGATCCAGTAATTACCGCAACGGTATTATTAAACTCATCTTCACCCTCCACTAATAACGCATGAGCTGCCGTACCAAAGTTCATAGCAGGCGTCGTTTCTTGTACGTGCTCAACAGCGTGTAATTGAGAT